GCTTGGGCTTTAGCTCTTGCTAGTTGTTCAGGTGTTCCGCCAAACTGCGCTGTACGTACACCTAAGCGTCCCTGAGCCGCTAAACGTTGCTCTTGTGCTAAACGTTCGCGTTCTTCTTCAGGAGACTGTAAAGCCCTAAGTTGTCCATAGACTTGTTCTTCTCTTGCTGCTCTGTCCATAGCTCCAGCATCCATAGCAGCTTGCTGTGCTTGTGTAATAAGACCGCCAACACCACCGTAAGCTTGTTTAGCTAGTTCTTCATACATGGGATCGTAAGGAGCAGCAGCCTGTTGTGCTAACTGACTTGCGCCACCAAACAAAGTTTGTTGCATGGCTTGTTCTTGAGGAGAAGCATCTAGTTGGTAAACCATCTGACCCGTAGCAGGATCTCTTGTCATGCCAAACTGACCACCAGTAGCAGAAGTCACGGTGTACGGTTGGAACTCCAGCATACCACGGAGTTCTTGGGCTAGTCCCGGCCTTATTAAATTACCTGCTTCGTCATACGTACCAGCCATTTGTTCAAAACCGAACTGCCCTATGTTTCCAAGCCTGTCGTATGCTTCTTTAGTTAGGTAACCGCCAGTAGCAGCACCTAATAAATTACCTAGCAAGCCTAGCCCATCAAAACCTTGGGCGTTTGGGTCAGTATTTGGATCTGTCTCAGCCATTAGTAAGTCCCTCCGTTAATCGTTCCTGTAGCTAACGTACCTGTAAAAGTCAAGGCAGGTATTGTGACAGTCCCTGTGAACGTAGGTCCAGCAGTGTTTGCCTTTGTAGCTATTGCAGTTGCAATGTTATCAAACTCAGTTTCAAACTCAGTTCCCTTAATGACTTTGTTAGGATCTCCAGAAGACAAAGTGTCTTTTGAAGCAAAGTCCGTTACTTTAGTATAATTACTCATATTGTTTTACCTACTAATGCAAGTACATTGATTTCTTGTATTGACAGTTCGTTACCGTTGATGCTTGTTTCCATACCTATGCTCAAGGTTCCTCCGCTGCCATTAGTGTTTACAGCATCTTTGGACGTCAGAATACCATCAGAAAACTGACCTATGTTGTACTCGTCTATCCCAAACTCTGCTTTTGATTGGTCCCTCAGAGTTATAATACTTGTGTTGTACGAGGAGCCGAAGTCGTAGTCCCACTTAAGTAGTACGTCAAGACCACTACCACCTACTATCGTCGGTCTGATCTTCTTTAAAAACTTAAGTTTAGAAGGGTCACCAAAAGACAACTCAGGACTAAAGTACTTGAAACTATAGGAACTGCCATTGTCCTGAAAACCTGTGTACTGTCCTATGCCTTCTGAGCTGCCTATGAGTAAACTTCCGTCGTCTTTGCGTTCATAACAAGTAAAACCAGTGCCGGGCCAGCGTGTTACTCTGTATGACCCGTTTTCCAAAGTTCCTCTAATGTCAAAACAATAAGTCATGTTTTGGTTTGTAAAAGTTAGTAGGTAGAAGTTTGCTTCCGGGTAATACACAGACTTGTAAACTTCGTTTGCTTCGTTGATTAACTGTATGATGTCCGTAGTAATCGTCCCGGACAAACTGCTTATTGGCATGGACTTTTCTTGTATCGTTCTTCCGAAGCTTCTTAAGCCAGACTGAGAAAGAAAAATTACGTCTACACCTGTGTACTGAACAGTGTCTCTTCCTACGCAGCCAACACCGGAAATAGTGTCGGACAAGGCCATAGTAGCAGGAGCATCAGCACCTGAGTAAACTACAATACTGCGTTTGCCAAAGATAATCAAAAGATTGTTATGAGCAGCTAGTGCAACAATCTCGTCAAAACCGTCAGGCCATACTTTAGCTATGTCGATGGACCCAGAGGTTCCACCGGACCAGTCATGTCCTATCAAAAGGTCAGACCAATAAACAGTTGATTTGTCTGTAGCGAAGTCAGCAGTCCATAGTCTGCCATAAGCCGCCAAGACTTCATTACCGTACATCGTTGAAGCAACACCTGCTGCTCCTGCAACTGTACTAAGTTTAATTACAGAACCGCCTGTGTTGTCGTACACAAGAGGTTCGTATGCTCGCTGAAAGAAGTAAATACTGTCATTAAAGTTGACCATCTTCCAGTCGTCAGCAGTGATTGTGTAGCTGCCCGGAGTCTCGTCAGCCAACGTGGTTGTACCGCTGAGTATCTTATTGTTACCTACAGAAAAGACTTTAGTATTACCGTTAGCGTCTCTGAACTCCTTAATAGCACTCAGGTTGTCACTGCCTAACTCTGTCTTGTCAGTAGTCGTGACACTGAGGCCCTTACGTGCCGCTATACGCCCTCTTTTGTCAATCACTGCGTTGTCAGCAGTCTCAGCAAAAGAAGGGTCCTGAGACAACGGTGAGTCCTCAGTGTTGATACCCTTGAAGCCCGGAGCTACAAGATTAATACTTTTTAGTTCTTGTGCCATATAGTGTGTACCTTAAGGCGTGTAGAAGATAGTTTCTTCTGGGTGTCTGCCAGCGTCCTGTGCAATAGCGTCTGACAAGTACTTATTAGCCATAGAAAAGTACTCTGGAGTCGAAGTACCACCAGTTTCCCCACGCTCACGAGCAGCAAAGGCTACAGCAAGGTGTACTACGGGCATCGCTGGTATCTTCAGTGTGTCAGTGTCTGCACTTAAGTCAGGGTTACGTAGAGCGCAGTTAAAACGTAAGGAGTAAACTCCGTCAGGCTTTGGGTAAACGTCGATTAACGTGTCTCCGTCTGCGTCAACACCGTTGTACGTGTAGTACATTGGTGACCCTGTTTCCGGTGCTGACAACAGGAACTGTGAGTCAAACCAGTTGTTAGTCTGGTAGTGCATCACGAAGTTAGACGTGTCGTTTAACACGTTTAGTTCCTTGATGTTATTCTGGCTACCAGTCAAGGAGTAATTGAAGACGTCAGCCGTAGTAGTAATCGTAAGTGTAGTCCTAAGTGCAGACCAGTCCCATGAGTTTTCCACAAGGTCCTTTGCGTCATTCACAAGGTCACCTATGAGTTTACTGTAGGAATTAGTTTGCACAGAATTAACCTCTGTTTCCCTGAGCCTCCTAAGTACATTATTGACTAGATCTTTGTAAGTCATTAGATCATTCCTTTAAACAAACTTTCATTAATAATACGGTTTAACTCAACAGTGTAGTCTTTAGGCTGGTACTGTACTGCTACAAACTGTGGTAACTGGTAACTTAAGCCGCCCATGTATCCACCTCGTGAACCCGGTGCTCCTGCTGCTCCTGCTGCACCGTCTACTCCGTCTACTCCGTCTGTACCCGGTGGTCCAACTAAAGGTGGTTCTTCTGGGGTCTCGTCGTCGTCACCTCCGTTTAAAGGAGGCTGACCATCGTCGCCACCATTGTCGCTACCATTGTCGCTACCATTGTCGCTACCATTGTCGCTACCATTGTCGCTACCATTGTCGCTACCATTGTCGCTACCATTGTCGCTACCATTGTCGCTACCATTGGTTAAAGGAGGCTGACCGTTATCGCCTCCATCAGCAGCACCATCGTCGCCTCCATCAGTAATAACTTTAGTGTCCTCAGTTAATTCTGTTTCTTCTACTGTATTTAAAGGTATTTCTACACTTTCTTCTTGTCTTGTATCATCTTCTTCTATTACTACTTCTTCAGTTAATTCTGTTTCTTCTACTGTATTTAAAGGTATTTCTACACTTTCTTCTTGTCTCGTGTCGTCTTCATCTATTGCTTCTTCTTCAGTACCGTTACTTATTGTAGTTTCAGCAGGAAGTACTGTTGTGTCTTCTTCTGTCACTACGTCTGAAGTAGACACTGACCACTCATTGTTTTCGTCTACTCTGTAAATAGTTCCGTCTGGTCCTATTGCACGAACAATGTTTCCGTCTTTGTCGGTAATGTACTTAGAACCTTTAGGGGGTGTTAAGGGTTTGTCTTCTGACTCTTCTTTTGTTATGTCGGTTAAACCTAAGCCATCGTCACCGTCTCCGTCAACAGTATCAGCTAGTCCGTTTTCTTCACCTTCGTCAAGACCTAAATCGTCAACAGAAGCTTCTACTTCTTCTATAATTTTTCCTGTTCCGGGGTCGTACTGAAAGTCCCCAATAGCTGCTTCAACAAGAGTTCCTACAAGAGCACCGTCTTCAGATAAACCTACTCCTTCAAGAACAGCTTGACCTGCATCAATAATGTCAACAACTATGTTTCCACTACCGTCAGTAAAGATTTCTCCTATTTCTTTTAGAACTCCTCCAGTTGAGTCCCACAATCTACCAGCAGCATCAACAAAAACTTTTTTTAATTCTTCTCCGGTAACAAGGTTACCTTCTTCATCAAAAATAGGTATCTGTATAGAAGTACCGTTTATTTCAAACCCAACAGGTATTTTAAGATCTAGTGTTACACCTTCGTTTGGATCAAAAGTAACGGCAATAGGTCCCTTAAGACCTTCCATAATACCTTCGCCAATAGAATCAAGAAGCTCACCTAAAGTTGACGGTGGTCCTCCAGTGCCAAACAAAACGTTTTTAACTGTTTCCGACAGTCCTTCTAAAGACTCTTTAATTTCAGGCCAAAAAGTAGACAGTTGGTCTTCGTTTAGCTCTTTTAAGTCTACAGTTCCTTCAGGTCTAGGAGCTACTGTAGTGTTAATGTAGTCAGTAACAAAGTCTTCAGAACCTTGTACAGAACTTCTTGTTCCTCCAATAAGTTCATTGACTTCTTCAGTAGTTGGTCTTCTGCCTAGCTCTGCCTGAAAGATTCTATACAGGTCTTTTATGTTTACGGTGTTTTCGTTTACATAAGTTCCTACTTCTCCTGACAATATTACTTCTATACTGCCTTGAGAAGCTCCTTCTAAGTCATTAATTCTTGAATTAGCTAAGATTTCTTTTATTTCTTCAGGGGTTCCTTCGTATCCTCGTTGTTCAAAAACGTCTCTTACGTAGTTTATATCACGCGCATTTAAACCGTCTATAAGAGTTTCCGCAGGTAAAATTGTAACCCCACCGTCAGCTTGGACTTCAAGTTTTTCTTTAGGAACGAGCTTTCCAGTATCGTCTGGTGCGTAAACAACACCGTCATACCTGACGCTTGCTAGATTTCCGTCTTTGTCATAAACAGCTTCGCCACCTTTAAATATTTCTTTTTGACTTGGCCCTTCTTCTCTTGGTTCTTCAAGAGACTGTGCAAGAGACATCATGTCATTGTAAAATTCTACAAATCTAGTACCAGAATCTCCATAATCTGATAACTCAAACTGCTGTAGTTGCTCGTAAGTTATGTCTCCGTTTAAATAACGCTTGACAAGTTCCCGAAATGTTTCTGTGTCTTCAATAAGCCATTGCGTTTCTTGAGGTAACGTCTCGTAGTATTCCTCATCACGACGTATTTGTCCTACATTGTCGGCTTGCCAGAATTGTTCTAATATTTTAAAAATGTCATTAGAATCAAAAATATCAAGATTTTCAAATATATAATCAAACAAGTCTACCATTACTTTGACACCCTAGGTTTTTTCTTGTATACCCTTAGAGCTTCTAAATCTACTGATAAACTTATAAATTTATTACTCATTACGATTATTCCAGAGATCAAACAGAGTTTTAATCTTTTCTTCCACTACGTCCATACGGGACATTAGCTTACCCAAAGTAAGGACAAGCACAATAAAGCCCACAAAGATGGGCCAGATT